TTTGATTCATCACCTTGTTCTTTTGCTAAATCTTCTATTAATTCAGGAGTTTTATAACTGATAGATAAAGTACCAATTTTAAGTAACTCTTCTTTGATATACTCTCTAATTTGTTCTTGGTATTTTGGTTCTAATTCTTCATAAACATCTTTGAACTCATCACTTGTTACATCATCATAAAAATTACCTTCATAATCTCCATTTAATATTTCAGCAATTCTATCTTCACTAATATCGTTTCTACCACTACTGAAGAATTGTGATAGTTCACCGGAATCTTGTAAATCAACATAATATTTCCCATCAATTTCAGTTATATCTGAAAATTCCATTTCCATCATCTTATAGATGTAATTTGGGTCTTTCTGTATAAATTCGTAAATTATTTTATTTTGATAATCAGCCCAATCAGAATTAAAAGGGTCAATATAATGTGATAAATCATATTTAACTATTAACTCAAAAAATTTATCAAAACTACCCATGGCATTTTCAATATCCTCTTCAGTAACATCTCCGTTTTGGAATAGAGTAATAAGTTTTACTAACTTATTTTGGAAAGATGTTAGTACGGGTTTTTCCTCTTCTTCGTTTAATTTTTTGAAAATTTTAAATTCCATAATTATAAATATAAAAAAAGGGGAAAAATTCCCCTTTTAGTTTTCTTATGTTGCGGGAAAGATTATTTTCCACATCCGCAACCACCACCGCCGTTGTTTTTCATTGTTCTTAATTTATTTGAGGTTTATTACTTTTTCTTGTTTTTGTTGTAGTACTTATCAATAGTACTTTGAATTGCAGTTCTGATACTCTCAGTTCTTAACTTGTTCACCTGTTCAGGTGAAGCGTTTTGTTTTTTACATCCACATCCCATATTGTTGGTATTTTATTATAAATATTTACCACATGTGATTTAATAGTAAATAATATAGTTATTTTAATATTTATTAATATAATTTTTATCATGAGAGTTAATATTGATATATCACAAATACAAAAGGTTGTTCAGATGTTGGTTGAGGAAGAAGGACAAGAGAGTGTTGTTATAACACCTGAGCAATATATTAATTTTTTAAAGTTCACTAATTATAACGGTAAATTGGTTCAAAATATGAAACAATTCAGAGGTAAAAGGATTGTTATTGATGGTGATTTAAGTCTGAGAGGTACGGATGCTAATAACATCACAAATATTACAGTTAATGGTGGTTTAGATTTATCATACACTCAAGTTAACTCTCTTGAGGGAGTTAAATACAAGCATATTTCAACATATGGAACACCATATCAAAAAATTCAAATCAAAAAACAAAGACAGATTGAATTAGCCAAACAAAACGATTTACGACAAGAGGACGAATGGAATTTAGAAACTGCAACAAGTGATATTGCGATTACGGCAAATGTTTTATTTGAGTTTCTGACTTCATCTTCTGGTTATTATGATGCTAAAGAACCTGGTGACGATGCTAGGTTACAACAACTTTATGCTGAAAAAGAAAGAATGGAAGAAATTGAAAGAGAAACAGAAGATAATGAAAATCTAATGGATTTAGAGGCGGTTGAAGAAGAAATTGAAGACCTTGAAAAAAGAATTGACGTATATAACTTGGTTTATGCTTACAAATATTATAGTATGAGAGTTTTCTATGTGTTAACCAACGACTTAGAAGAATCAAAAGAAAGATGGGCGGTTGGTGATAATTACGACACCCACATGTCAGCGTATGAAAAAATTGATGAATTAATTGATGATATTGGAATAAAAGGTTTTAATCAAAGTTTTGTTGAAGATTATATTGATGTTGAAGAACTTAAGGAAACTTTTAGAGAAGATGAAGAAAATAATGTTAGAGAAAATCTTGAAGATTATTTTGATGAGGACGATTTTGAATATAGTGACCCAAAAGTTCAAGAAAGAATTGATGAACTTGAAGCGAGATTGGAAGATTCTGAAATAGACCAAGAAGAAGCTGATGAATTAAATGAAGAACTTGATGAGTTAAAAGATAGTGATAAAACTATTCCTGAAAATTTAATTGAGGATAAGGTTGAAGATTTAATTAATGATTTGGTTGATGACCCTATGAGCGTAATAGAAAACTATGGTTTGGAAATTGAAAATTATATAGACACACGAAGGTTCAAAGAAGGATTACTTCAATCTGATGGTATCGGTCACACATTGAACTCTTACGATGGTAGTGATGAAACTATTGAATTTAATGATGAAACATATTACATTTTACAAATAGAAGGGTAAAATGGAAACCAAACCAAAAAAAAGAAGAACGAAAAAAAATAATCATTTCAGATTAACAACAGACTGGTTATTAACAGAACCAATTGACTACGAACACAAATATTATATGTTGATGGACTTTTTAAAGTTCTGTGACGATAAGATTGAGAAGTTTGAGTTATATCCTTTATTTAGTGAAATGTCATTACACTTGGCTAATCTACAAGTGATGTCTTCGGAATTCAAATATATCGTTGTTAATAAGAAGTTTGAAGTTATTGATGATGAAATATTAATTAATGAACTTAAATTTACACCCATCCCAACATTAAACGACGATGAGTTGGAAGAATTAAATAAGATATTAAAATATGCTGGACCAAAGTTTTTTGAATACTTCAATGTCATCAAAGCTCTATGGACATTAACATACGACTCTGTTTCAATCAAACATACCAACGAAAATAAGAAACAGGATTTAGAAAGAGGTTATTTCTTCACACTTAACGGGAATAACAAAAAGATTTGGAAGTATACGACTGGTGATGTTAATACCGTTAAACACGATAGTAAGTTTTCGGTTCAGTTGATATTTGACGGGGAAAGTAAAAAGGTAATCAGAACAATATTAAATGATTTAAGTCAAGATATAAGTTTACCCATCTTTGAATTAATGTCATCCAACGACCTACCATTTGAAAATACACTTCTACCAATCTTTAAAAGAAAGGTGTTAAGTTACATAGTTCAGAAAAAAACAATTGTAAATCTAAAGAAAAATTAGTATTTTTGTCATATGGGATTCAACAAAAAAATAATAGGGGAAGAACAAATCAAAAATTTAGAAAAAGATTTAACCATTATTAATCACTATCTCAAAGCTGATTCAATCATTTTTACAAATAACGACGTTGCCAAAAAATTTAAAGAGTATGAGAAACAATGTAGACCCTAATGAAGTTCTGTTAAGAAAACTTGAAAAACCAGTTCATATCAATTACATTTGTGATTATATCCTACGAGTTGGAATCGACGAAACAAGAAAACGCATTGAAAAACTTGTAAGTGAGGGTATACTTGAAGAAAGTAAATATGGAAAAGAATATTATGTCAGAACAAAAAGAAATGGTTAATCACCCATCACACTATAAAAAATAATTTCATAGTATGTTGTAAAAATCGTAGTATGGGAATATTTATAATTAAATAATACTATGAAAAAACTTGAACTACAAATTGGGGATAAATACAATTATTGGACAATATTATCATTATCTGATTTCGTAAGTAAGAAAGGTGAGAGATATTATAAATGTCAATGTGATTGTGGGACTATTAAAGATGTTAAAGCGTACCATTTGAATAATGGGGGTTCTAAATCTTGCGGATGTTTAGTAAAAGAGACAATTTCAAAACTAAAAAGAATTGATATTGAAGGTATTAAATTCGGTAAATTAACCCCAATAAAAAGAGTACAACATAATAATAGTAAACATTTTAATCATTGGGTTTGTAAATGTGAGTGTGGTAATGAAGTTGTCGTATCAACAGGAACTCTCAGACGGGGTAAAACTAAATCTTGTGGTTGTGTAAGAAAAGGTGAAGAAAATCATAATTGGAAAGGGGGTAAAATAACTACAAAATATGGGTATGTGAAAAAACATGCACCCGAACATCCTAACAATATTATAGGTTATGTTTTAGAACATAGGTTAGTTATGGAAGAAGTTTTAGGTAGATATTTGGAATCAAATGAGGAAGTACATCACAAAAATGGAATTAGAAATGATAATTCGAAAGAAAATTTAGAATTATGGGTTAAATCACAACCACCGGGGCAAAGAGTTGACGATATGATTGATTTTTGTTATAATTTTCTAAAAAAATATAAACCACAAATTTTAAAATGATGGTAGAAAAAGAAATGGTAAATCATCCCGAACACTATAAATTTGGGAAAAATAATGAATATGAGGCAATAAAAGTGATAGATGCATGGGGATTGGATAATGATTTTTATTTGGGTAATGCGGTAAAATACCTATCACGAGCTGGTAAGAAAGACAACGTGGTTCAGGACCTGAAGAAGGCTATATGGTATATTGAAAAAAAGATAGAAAAATTACAGAATGATTGAGAATTATATTAACAGAGTCCTGAATGGTGACACCATTGAGGTAATGGGTGAAATGCCTGAAAGTTGGGTTGATTTGATTGTGACATCGCCGCCATATAATGTAGGTATTCAATATGACACACATAACGATGAGATTGTTATGGATGAATATTGGGAGTGGTCTGAAAAATGGTTAACGGAAGCATATCGTTTACTTAAAGACGATGGAAGAATGGCTATTAACATACCCTATGAAGTAAATGTGCAAGCTCGTGGTGGTAGAGTATTCTTTGCTTCAGAACTATATCAGGTAATGAAGAAAGTTGGGTTTAAGTTCTATGGTATTGTTGACCTTGAAGAACAATCACCACATAGAAGTAAGACAACCGCTTGGGGTTCTTGGATGAGTCCATCAGCTCCTTACATCTACAACCCAAAAGAATGTGTGATACTTGCTTATAAGAAAAACCATATCAAAAAAGTTAAAGGTGAACCACAATGGAAAGGGGAACCTTATCTAACTGAAGAAGGGAAGAACAAAGTCGCTTATTCCGAACAAGATAAGAAAGAGTTTATGGAATTGGTATTTGGACAATGGAAATACTTTGCAGATACCCGTTCATTAACAAAGGCTACGTTTTCCATGGATATTCCTGAAAAGGCAATTAAGATATTGTCATACAGAAATGATATCGTATTAGACCCTTTCAATGGTTCAGGAACTAGTTGTGTAGCTGCGGTGGTTCATGATAGAAGATGGGTTGGTATTGAATTGAGTGAAAACTATTGTGAAATTGCTAAACAACGAATACAAAGTTTTGTTGACCAAAAGAACCAACAGAAGTTACAATTTGAAAACGGAGTCCAATAAACTCCATTTTTCATTTATTGATATATTTATAATAAAATGTTATTATGAAAAATTCGGAAGTTGTTAAATTTTTATTAGAAACACAAACTCAGTTCAGAGTATTACACTGGCAAACAAAATCATTTTCAAGACATTCGGCATATGGACGTATCTATGATTCACTTGATGATTTAATTGATAGATTTGTTGAGGTTTGTATGGGTAAACACGGAAGACCTACTTTTACAGGTGGTTATAGTTTAGGTGGTAGTGATATTGAAGAACTTGATTTAACTGATTACGTTAATACTGTTTGTGAATATTTGATTGGATTGTCGGAAGATTATGACCCAAAGATGGATTCAGATTTATTAAATATTAGAGACGAAATATTAGGAGAAATTAACCAGTTGAAATACTTGTTAACTTTAAAATAAGAGGTATATTACTTTTTTACTTTAAAAGGTTCATCGTAATGATGAACTTTTTTTTTGTAACAATATTTATTATTAATGAAAAAGATAATTTCCGAAGGTGGTATTAGAAATATAAAAGAACTTTCTAATAGATACAACAAAGCAAAAATATACTTTCACCAAGATTTAGACGGTGTTGCAACTGCATTAGCAATGAAAAAATATTTGGAAGACAACGGAATCAAAGTTGTTGATGTTGAAGTAATCCAATATGGTGATAAAGAATTTGCGGTTAAGAAGGCGGATGCTGAAGGTGAAATTATGCCAGTTCTTGTTGACTTTGCTCACGGAAAACCAATGTTCGTGGTTCATACCGACCACCACGATAGACAAGCGGGAGCTGACGAAACTAAGTCAACTCAGTTCAGAGGAGCTCGTTCAAATGTTGAAACTCTTTCACAGATTGTTCCTTCATCAGAAATCTTTACTCCTGAAGATGTTGCAACAATATCCATGGTTGATAGTGCAGATTATGCTTCCAAAAATATTACACCTGAAATGGTAATGAATTACCTATACGGGACATCAAAAGAAAAGAGTGCTAAAGAAAATAGAATGTTATTAGGTTTGGTTACAAACAAATTATTGTTGGCGTTCAAAAGTAAACCAGGATTTTTAGAGACATTAGTATTAGATTGTAAACCTTCACTTCTTTCAATCTTCAATAAGATTAAGGAATTAATGAAGACAAACAGATATGCGGATATATCCTCATTAGAAAAGAACAAAGAAGATTATGTTCAGACAATGAAAGGGCATAAGAATGTTCAGGTTAAAGATAATATCATTGTTCAATACGGTGGTGGAAGTATGATGAAACCTGGCTCATATGATAGATATACACCATTTAGAAACAACCCTGAGGCTGACTTCCTTGTAATTGCTTGGCCACTTGGTTTATTACAGGCTTCATGTAACCCTTTCAAAAAAGAAAGAGAACTTAAAGGTGTTAACTTGGGAGAAATTGCTCAAGAAGTATTAGGACATTGGGAATCACAATTAAAAGAAAAACAAGTTCCACTATCGACAATCAAATGGGTTTCTGAAACTGCAGCTAAAGAAGAGTCAGTTGGATTTACCTTTAAGGATTTTGCTGCAATATACGGAGACAAATACTTGGATGAGAAAGATGGTGTTAAAACACTTATGGATGTAAAATCTTTAATGGAAAAGAAATCATCTGAACTGACTGAAGAAGAATGGAGTGTTTTAGATGGTATTACCGTTCCTGTATGGGAAGTTATCCAAGCAAATTCAGGTGGACATAAGTGTATAACAAATATATCTGGATTAAATTATATTGGAAGAAGTAAGAGACCACC